CGAAGAGCTCGGTGCTCACGCGAGTGGCGGCCGTCACCTTCTTCGCAGTCAGCGTGATCTGCGAGTGGGTGGGGTCGCTGTCGGTGATGGCCGTGTTCTCGTTCACCCAGTACGCGGTGGCACCGCCGGTCCGCTTCGGCACCAGCACCACGTCGCTCGGCATGTTGATCGGCGTCGCGTTGCTGGCAAACACCGAATCCTCATTCACTAAGCGCAAGACCTGATTGCTAAGAATGTCCGGCACAAATGCAGATCCGGTCGTGGACGCGGCCGAACCCTGAGCACGGGCCTCAACGCCGTAGTCGTTGCACCACCGCTTGGCCTCGGCGTCACCACGGAGGTGACCCTTGATCCACATGCCGGCCTTGAACGCCTCTTCCTCGGTCTTGAACGCACGGAGCTTGCCGGCGTACGGGATCGACTCGATCCGCACCTTGGGCTCGTCCGCACGCACCTCGGCAGCCGGGGTGCAGCGATCGACCACGCTGCGGAGCTTCAGGGCCGAGTCAGCGACCGACTTCTCAAAGTCGATCTTCTTGGCGAGCTTGGCGGCGTCGGCCGTCAGCGTCTCCAGTTCCAGATCGCGCTCCGCGATCTTGTCGGCATCGCCCTCGATCGCCCGCACGGCGTCGATCCGGTCGGCCAGCTTTGCGGCCTCGTCCTGAAGCTTCTTGAGGTTGTCCACGTGTGTTCTCCGCCGGCGGTATTGCCGATGGAGTTCACAGTGCCACTATCGCGTGGCCCTCTTGCAGAAGCGGACTTCGGAAAGTGTTGTTTTCACAAACGCCACCGCACGCGCTCCGCATCGCGGGCAACGCAGATACCGCTGCCGCTCGTCACCGCATGGGCGACTAGAACGGCACCGGAGTTTCTCGCCGCAGGTGCAGCGGGCCTCAGACATTCCGCAGCCTCAGAGAAGCAGCCCAGGCGGCGGCGACGCCCCGCAGGGCCGAACGCGAGCAGTCCGCCTGGGCCGCAAGTTCGGGCGTCGGCTCGGCAACAACCTGCGACGCAAGCCACGCTTCGTAAGAACGCTGGGCAACGGTCACGCTGCTGGCCGGATACGCCGGCGTCAGCACCACGGACACATCGACCAGCGACGCCACCTCGCGGATCTCACGCACCGCGCCTTGCTCGTCACTCGACCACCGCTCGCCGGTCTTGGTGTCCACGGAGAAGGCAAACGAACTGCCACGCAGGTCGCGACGGCGGACCAGCTCGAGCGTGTCGCGCCCCACCTGCGTGTCGGGCGGCGTCACCACGTACCGCAAGCCCTTGTCATCGCTAGAGAGTTCCAGCGTGCCAGACGAAGAGCGGCCCAGAATCAGATCGCTGTTGTGGTTCAGCAGGGCGACCACGTCCTGCTTCCCACGCTGGCGGTTCAGAATCTTGTCAAACGCACCCGGCAGGATGATCTCGCGGAACTGTGAGCCGCCTTCGCGGAGCGGCAGGCTGAAGCGGTTGTAGACTGCGGCGTACCCCACAAGCACCTGCGTGCCGTTGGCCCGCGTCTCAATGGTCAGCTCGGCCTCGGGCACTTCCTCAAACGCGAGGCAGCGGCGTTCAATTTCCATCGGTCATGTCCTCCTCTTCGGCGGCGTCCTCGGCGTCATCTTCAGGGCTTTCTTCGTCCTCAACCTCGACGGCCGGCGCGGGCATCGGCTCTGGTGCCGGCGGCTCCTGGCCAAGCTTGTCCAGCGTGGTCATGTTCAACTGCACGAAATGCTTGTCGCCGTCGGGCCCGATGGGGTTGAGGTTTTCCAGCTCTCTGATTTCGTTGATCGTCATCCAGCCGTTTTGCAGGGCTGAGACGTAGTACGCCGACCGGCTCGCGTGGTCGCCACGCAGCAGGCCGCTCACGCTGTGCTCGGCGAAGTAGCGTTCATCGTCCACGATGAGGTCGCGGGATATGGCGGCTTCCCACCGCTTGAGATGCGGCAGCAGGCAGTGCTGCACGAACTCGGTCGATTGCACCTCGATATTGCTGTATGTCGATCTGTCGAGTTGTTGAATCAAATGTGGGGGCACATGAAAGATTCGGCAGCACTCGTAGACGGCAAAGGCCCGGCTTTCGAGCATCTGGGCGGACTCATTGCTGCTACTCAGCTCTTTGGCGGAAACGCCCGCAGGAAGGACGGCCGTTCTATGAGCCCGGTCTGGCCCTCTGTGCATCCTCTCCCAACTCTCACGCAAACGCTCGGCAGCTTCCACTGGAATTGGATTATCGGACTCCAAGATCACGCCTGGCCTCGCGCCTGAGCCAAAGTACGTGGCCGCGTGCGTCTCAATCGCCTGCGAAAGCCCGATGACGTTTTTGAACAGGCTGTACGTCGGGATCGGCCGAACGCCGTCCTCGGTCGTGAACCGCAGGCAGAAAATCTGCTCCTGCGAGTACAGCGTCTGTTTGCCGCTCGGCTCGCGGTACTTGTACCGCAGCGAACCGTTCTCAAGCCGCTCCACCTCCATGCGAGACGAGTGCAGCGGCCAGAGCTCGGACACGGCACCTCTGGCACCTGGGCGGATCTCGGCGTAGCTCGCACCGTAGTGCAGGTACATGCCGGTCATCCAATCGCGGAACTCCTGCGCCGTCTGCCACGGATTCGGCTGCATGTGCAGGAGCCGATACACCGGATGCGTCGGAGCTTTCGCCTTGCCGCCATTTGGCAGGCGTTCGTAGACGTGGAGAGGAAGGGCCGACACGGCGTCAGAGATCACACGGATGCACGCTGTGTAGGCCGAGCACGCCATCGAGTTGTCGGCGTTGACCCGGATGCCAGAGGGCGTGCGGCTGGACGAAGATTCCGTCCACTCAATGCCGCGAAGGTCAAACATCTTGAAATCGGCGACGGCGTTTTCGGTGGTCATAGGGTGATGATGTCCCACGATTGTTCGGCGGGCTTCGCAGTCGCCACGGCATGCAGCCCGAGAGCCATCACGAGCGAGACGATGCCGTCGATGCGTTCCGTGCTCTTGGCCTTGCTCGGCTTGATGTTGCCCTGGTGGTCGCTCTGCACTGCCACGTTGCCAGCCATCCAAGACAGAACCGGATGATTCGCATGCCGGATGCGCTCGGACAGCACGTAATTTTCAAGGGCGCGGCTAGGACTCGACATGCTGCCGTAACCCTGCCCATACCCTGCCACATTTAGTCCGTCTCCTTGCAGTTGGGTGGCGAGCTGCGTGGCGTTCCAGCGGTCAATGCCCACCTGCCGGATGTTGAACTTCTGGGAGAGCTCCACGATGTCGCGGCGGATCACGTCGTAGTCAGTGACGTTGCCATCGGTGGCCCTGATGTACCCGTCACGAATCCAGCCGATGTAGTCCACCTTGTCCCGCTGCGTCCGCTCGGCAGCGTTGACCTGCGGCACCCAGAAGAACGGCAGCACGTCGAAGGTGCCGTCTTCGGCCTGGCTGACCATGACAAACGCGGAAAGGTCATACGTGGTCGCCAAGTCGAGACCGGCGTACCACTCACGCTGCTCCAGGTCGCCAGCCAGCGGCTTGCCGCACTTGGCCCAGTTGTCAGGCGAGAGCCACCGTACGTCCTGGGTGGTCCAGACGTTGAGCCGATACCGCAGGAACGAGTTGAGCTTAGACGGCGACTGCTCGGCCTCACGGGCATCGGCGGCGAATGACTCAAGCGTGATCGTCTCGCCCAGCGACGGATTGGCCTTGTGCCACGTCTTCGGGTCTTTCCAATCGTCCTCGGGCGACGCGGCATAGATGCACCCGAAGAAGGCTGGATCCACACCCGTTGGATCGGCAATACAACGCTCGGCATACGCATGCTGTTCCCAGCAAATCGACTTGCGGTCGTAGCCTGCCGTCGTGATTGAGAGGATCAGCGGCTGACGGCGGGCGGCACCGCCGTACCTTAGTGCGTCCCACAGGCGGCGATCTCTTTGAGCGTGCAGGCTTGTCTGGGTTGAGCCCCCCGAGCCGAAGCCCGAGGGGCTCAACCCAGTTCGTCAAACAGGAGGGCGTGAATATTTAGCCCTTCCGCTCTGAAGGCGTCGGCAGAAAGTACGCGGTAGAACGAATTACTCGCTTTGTGAACGATGGTCTTGCGGCTGTCGATCACCTCGAGGTGACGCGACAACGCAGGCGAAGCCCGCACCATCGACGCCGCTTCCCGGTAGATGATGCCCGCCTGCTCGCGGTCGCAGGCCGCACCGTAGACCTCGGCCCCAGGCTCGGAGTCGAAGGCGGTCATGTAGAGAGCGATGCCAGCCAGCGTCGTGGACTTGCCCTGCTTCTTCGGCAGCTCGATGTATCCAACCCGATGCTGCCGCAACCCGTCTGGGTTCAGCCGGCCGAACAGCTCACGCAGCACGTGGTGCTGCCACGGCAGGAGCGTGAACGGCTTGCCAGCGTTCTGCCCCTTGCTGTGGCGCAGAATCTTCTCGAAGAAGTACACCACGCGCTCGTACTTGGCCTGGCCCTCTTTGCAGAGATCAGGCACCGTGGAGCTTGAAGAACTCTTCGACTTCGTCGGTTGGCTTTTCTTCCTTGCCGCCAAGTCGCACCCTGCTGCTCGGGGTCAGGCCAAACTCGCCCATTAAGGACGCCTGGAGCGCCACTAAACTGCGATATAAGGGGCCAGCCGGATTTGGTTTCACGCCGCCCAAGTCAGTCCGCATCACCGGGCCGGTGGCCCGCAGCTCGAGCAAGCACGCCTGCGTTGCAGCGTACACCTCGCATAAAGTCGCCAGTGCCTCACCATCCGCAGTCGTGAGCGTGCCGAGGCCCAACAAGATCGGCACGAGTTCGTTCCACTTCTCAACTGCCAGCGGCTCCACCATCAACCGCTTCGGCATTGGCGGTTTCCCAGCCGGGGCCGGGAGGTCGGGACGGATCGCCCGCTTGCCGGGGTTGCCGGCAAGCCGTTTAACGGCGGCGGGCAGGGGCTTGCGTCCGCGTGTACTCACGACGAAAAAACCTCACGAGTTTTGCGGAAACACACGCGGAC